TCAACGACATCTCCGGTAACGCAGGAGGCGGTGAGCAGTACATCCTATTCGAGAAGTTGTTCCGGGGTCAGCACACGTCAGATTGGAATGATGTCATGACAGCCAAGGTTGACAACACCCGGGTCAGCCTAAAGTATGACAAAACATGCACGCTAGCGTCAGGCAACGAGGACGGATTTATCCGTAAATACAACCGGTGGCACTCAATGCGCAAGACGCTAGTCTACAACGACGACGAGCTAGGCGGCGGAGAAAATGCCCAGTTCTATTCGACCCAAGGCCGTGCAGGAATGGGAGACTATTACGTACTTGATTTATTCAGGGCACGTACTGGATCCACAGCGGTTGATCTACTTAGTTTCCGCCCAGAGGCTACTCTGTATTGGCACGAAAGATAGCTTCCGTAACTTCAATGAACACACAATTTGCCTCCATCCACGACACATCGCCAGGCTCCATACCAAGCCTGGGATCGTCATTTGAAATCCAAATGCTGGGCTTGCCCCACTTAGTTAACGCAGGTTCCCGATAAAGTTCCTTGATCGTGACGTATGCCTGCGCCCCCAACCACTCCTTGAACGCGGGGAAGAACTTGATTCCTCCTCGTATATCGTCAAAAATAGCATACTTGACGTCAGCGTTCTCACACTTTTTCAGTTCGGATCCGGAAACCATTCCGACGGTGTACACGTGAGAACCGAGGGATCTAGCCCACAAGGTTTTCCCGGTTCTTGAATCTCCGAACAACACCAAAGACATACATCTGCCTGCCTTAGTCAGCAAAGGTCGACGTGATCAATTACCATTACAATGCCAATCACACCTGCCACCCGGCGAGGGGGTCGTTCCATTATTTAAAAAAGAAGCGCCCCAAAGAGACTGGGGGGGTGGGTTCCCCAGCGAGCCTAAGCGAGCGGACGACGGGACGGAGTGGGGATACCCCCCCGGTCGAGGGGCAAGACTCACCTACGAGTGGTTCTCCAGACTGAATGCCAGATTGGTCGCACCACGCATTTCGACCATCAACATCTCCGCCAACAAACTCGATTCCTCCCGGTGACTCATACACGGGAGGTTTAGTGGCGAATCGAAACTCGGCGTATTTGGCCAACTGCCCGTAAGAACACGCAGCAGCCTTGGGATCCAGGTGATGAACCAGTTCCCAAAAATGGTCTCGGTCGCGTGCACACGTGATCTCAGTCCACTGATCCCAATCCTTCTTAACTCGTTTTGAGCGAGGCTCCTCGGGTCGTCCGAGCCCCCCGCATATGACATCACCATCCTTGATCGCATAGTCGTAACCTGCCCATGGAGTTCCGTAAGATTGCGCGATGTTAGGGTGACGACCCTCGACATCAAAGATAGCAGTTCTTCTGCTTCGGAACTTCCGTCCGAAATCGACGAAGCAATGGAGATGAATACCCCCATCCGCGTGGCTTTCTCGACCGATGATGCACTCGCCTCCCAGTCCAGAAAGGTGGTCCATAACCCGGAATCCATCGAGATCGGCTGACTGAGCATAAGTCAGAAGGGCGTATCGGGCGTTGAAGTGGAAACTCATGTGTCCAAAGGTGTCCTGTCGTAAACTAATACTATAGACAGGACACAGGACACACCCCTACTATATAGCCTCGCACTCGCCCCCTCTTGGAGCTATGGCCCGCGGAAGCTATGACACTACCGGAACACCAAAGCCCCGCCCCCGACCAACCACACGTGAGCTTTGCAAACAATGGCCGCCCGACGGAAGTATGGTTCGTACAGGGCAAGAAAGCGAACCGTGCGTTCAAAGCGTCGCTCATCCGCGAGAACGCGACCCTATCGGAGAAGCCGGACCACCACCCGCCGACCAGTCACGAAAAGACGTATCCTCAACATGACCTCAACAAAAAAGAGGGATAACATGTTGTGTTACACCAATGTAACCGCTGATTCCAACAATGGTTCATCCACATACCGTGCAGATGTTCCCGCCATCATCACCGGAGGACAGGGAGTCAACGCAGTCCGCGCACTTCTTTGGTGTGCCACTGCACGGGACAACACTACCAGCAGCGCCAATGTCAAGGGAACGAAGTTCGACCTTGCTACTCGCACGTCCACCACCCCCTATATGGTCGGCCTCAAAGAGGCAATCGAGATCCAGGTCTCGACAGGCATGCCATGGCAATGGCGCCGTATCTGTTTTACGTACAAGGGCCCACTTGGGCTTACGTACAGCCCCACTCAAGCTGTCTCCACCGAGACTAGCAATGGATATGTCCGAGTTGTCAACGACATCTCCGGTAACGCAGGAGGCGGTGAGCAGTACATCCTATTCGAGAAGTTGTTCCGGGGTCAGCACACGTCAGATTGGAATGATGTCATGACAGCCAAGGTTGACAACACCCG